GTTTTTACGAGGTTGAGCGATGTTTGCATAGGAAAGTCTTACGATACCAGTTGTTAATTTAGCCATTGTTACGGTCTCCTTATTTCTTAAATGGGTTACAGTCATGTTCGAACCCTATTACTGTATTAAATAATTCTTCTAATTCATCTTCGATATCAGAACGTTCATCATCAAGCCGCTTCCACTCATCATCCTCTAACCAGGGATACTCATAGGGGCCCAACTCTTCTTCTGATTGATATCGAAGTTCTATTGCATCGCACCTTGCGTCAACTGCGCAGTAGCGAGTGTGCAAGCTAGTAGCATATGCAATAGTAATTTGGTAGAGCTCATCGAGATAGTGCCCTCGCTCATGAAGCTCTTTGGCAATTGCTTTTACAGTCACGACGCGCATGTTACACCTCGTCTGTAAATTCATTAGCCATAGATTCTACGGTATTAATTGCCGGGCGTTTATCGCTTTCCGGTACAAGTGTAGGCTTGCCTTCAGGCTTGTCGATATATGCTTCTAGGTATTCAGCAACGCCCTTTTTACCGAGTACCTTTTGTAGATTAGTGATACCTTCGAGTTCTCGAGGCTTGAAGATGTCCTCTTCTTTGTAGCCATTGTCGAGTAATGTTTGAGCTGCAGCATCTGGATCCGTAATTGTACGTCTTGATGTACCTTCCACTAATTTATATCCAGGCCACTGTTTCTCACCCGATAAGGCTTTCTCATATGCAAAGTCGTAAACACCTTTAATCCACTTTGTGATTAAATCTTTCATCGCCAGGATGTCAGATACTTCACGGTCAGTGAGTAATTGATTGAGCTTGCCCCCATTCTTATAGAATGTATCAAGGCAAGTATCTGCTAATGCTCGGCAGGTGTGCCGTGCTTTACAGAAGTTACAGTAATCGCAAGGTGTACATTCGCCAATACCTTCCCAGGCACGTTGTGCGATTGGTTTGATATCTTCGCCCCAATCTAGAAGTTCTTCGAGCGCCATTTCGTCGGTAGACACGCTATCAAGTCTTGGTTGAACGATCGTCATACGAACTGTTTTAATGTCGTATAAGTACTCGTTTACATCGTAGGCACCTAATGCGTAGAGTCGCATCTGTGTGTTTTCAACGGCGCTAACAGGAACGCCTTTACCATACTTCAGGTCAATCACTTCCAGGATGCCATCGGCTACGATTACCATATCGCCGGTACCGAAGCCCTCAGGTACCCATCTAGAGAAGTCGAGCCGTGCTTCAATCATGGCTTCCGCATCAGAGGAGCGAGCACGAGCTTCGTTTACCTTTTCTTCGCAAATATCGACATATCGATTAACTGCTTCTATCATTTCAGCGGAGTAGTCGTCTAGCTTAGGGGCTTTTTTGCCGTCAAGCTTATGTCGGAGGATTGCTTCCGCCAGGTCATGCGCTACAGTACCTTCCGCAGCATAAGGTGATTGTTCATCAGGAAACATCGCTTCGAGTCTTGCTGAAGGAGTACATACTAGCCACCTGGCACTACTGGATGCACCTAGTAAGGCGTGTTTCTTAGCCACGGCTATTCACCCATTCCATAATTTGAATACGTTGTTCATCGGTAGCAGATGTTACCTTTTCAGCGCCGATGCTATCTAAGAAGGCTTTGAATTCGCCTTTAGCTTTCGTTTTATCGTCGGCTTTCGCCATTACGTCTTTTACTGCTTCACGAGTTGCTTCAAGGCTAGGTACTGCTTTTTCAGGTTCCACTGTTGGAGCTGGTTCTTCTTCCTTAGGAGCAGGTGCTTCTTCTTTAACCGGTTCAGCTTTAGGAGCAGGAGTTTCTACTTTTGGGGCTTCCTTCTTAGCCGGCTTAACGTCATTAGTTGTCCAGTTTTCTACTTCTTTAACTGAAGTACCTACAATAGATTGATATAGGTCTTTCACTTCTTGTTCTAATTCAACTGCTGTATCTACTGTGATTTTTAACTCGATCATTGTTCTGTTTCCTTTCGGTTTAACGATGTGATATACTTTAAATGGATATTTTTCTATGTGCCCTTTACGCATTGCCGTGCGTTGGGGCATTTTTTTTGTGCCTAACTGTTCGCATTCATCAGGAATGCAGTAGTCTTTATTTGGGCACGTTGTACAGTCTCGCAATTTAATCACCGCCTTTCAAAGCGCTTAAATTTAATGTTGTTCCCTGGTCAGTATTTTGCCACGCATAAAAGTCAAGTCCTGCCAATTTTAAAATATCGGCAGCTGCTTTACCTCCTGGTGCGTTATCGATAACACGATGCGCCGATTGATAAGCGTTCTCTAACTCTTCGAGTTTTTCATCATATGGCTTAGCGATTGCATATAATGCTTTAATCTCATCTCTAGGTTTATCAAGCCCCGCCGTATACAAATTGCCTATTGTACGATTTAACGCCTTATCACAAGAGACAAGATTTCGTCTAAATTCTGAGCCGTATCCGGCTTTTTCTAACGCACTTGCAACCGATTCCGCAGAGGCCATTATGTTTTTAAAATCTATAAATAGATGACTTGATTCTATAGCGCTCTGCAACGCTTCTTTTCGTGCATTTCTCAAAGGCGCGTGCTTTTTCAAATATTCGCTTCGAAGAAAGGCACGAACTGCTGATTTTGTAATGTTTACTTTTGGCATAATATTCTCCTTATCCGTGCTTAAGAGTTAACTTGGCCTGCATCCGGAATCGATTAACGATTGGATGTATTTCCTTACAGTTATCACATACGATACGTGGCTCACCGGTTAAGTAAGACCAATTCGTATATGGGTTTTTGATTTTCTTGTTGCATACTTTGCAGAATTTATCTTTTGCCATATTGATCCTCAATCCAGTAACCAGTGAGTGCCCAAAGCGTAATGCCTAGCATCGCCTGGCAGAAGCCAGTCCACATATCAATGCGGTCTATTTCAATAGAGCCTACAGTACCAACAACTAGTAATGCGGCTATAACTCTGATTGCGTAAATCACGACTTTACTCATACGATGTGTGCCTCCTTAAATTCTTTATCGATTTTGCTGTCTGTCCATCCGAGTGTATTAGATAAGTAGTGTCTAAAACCGTCCTTATCTATGGAAAAGGTTCTGCCCTTTTTCCCTTCGGTCTTCCAGCATTGAGCGAACTTGAACTTGTCTCGGGCAATGCACTCCCGGACTGCAGTTAATGTCCACCCGAGGACTGTGGCCATTTGGCTCACAGCAATTGTTTTTGTGATCATAGTGAATACTCCTTTACCACACTGTAGCGGCGATTACCGTTACCATAATGAGAAATAAACAAACTCCTGTTATCAGCCCAATTGTGATTAAAAATAAACATAAACGGGCAACCACTTGTAAGTAATCTTTTTGCATCTGTTCACCTATATGCGGTCAAGCGCCGGCTTGTAATAATCCGTCTCCCAGAAATCTCTATCGTCGTTAACTTCGAGTGCATAACAAATCGCTACCACAGTATCCATTCGGACTGATCTACCTTCTAGTGCACGTTGCAAAGTCGGTAGTGAGATTTCAGCAGCACGGGCCAAATCCGTTTTTGTCATTTCCAGTTCCTTCATTCGCTCGGAGATTGCATCGCCGAACATTCTTACTACAAATTCTTTCTGTTTCATCTGTCTGCCCTCCGTAACGGTTTAACCGTAATAAACTATAAAAAAATAATGTCGTCATATGCTACGCCAAATACTTCTTGTATCTTTTTTATGTGAGGAACATCAGGGTAAGAGCGTTTGCGCTCCCAATTTCCCCAAGTATCAACAGACACTCCAATCGCTTGAGATGCCTTAAGTTGAGACCAGTTTTTTGAAGCCCTTAACATCTTCAGTGTGTACTTCATAAGCAACCTCCTTTCTCGATACTCATATCTTGTTTACAGTCATCATTTTACTACGGTTTATCCGTAATGTCTATAAACCAAACTTAAACTATCGTAAAATTTCCGTAAAATATTGATTTTATTACGAAAATATCGTAATATATAGGTATATTAATTAATATATTCTAGTTTTGAGAGGTTCTTATGAGTGATTTAGGCAACAAGGCTGTTATGGCTGAGAATATTCAACGACTAATGGATAGTCGCGGAATTGATCGCAATAAAATATGCGCTGATTTAGGATTAAAGTATACTACGTTTACCGATTGGGTAAAGGGAAATACATACCCTAGAATTGATA